ACAACTTAAAAAAGCTAAGTTAGATCAGGATGCTCAAGGCGGTGATGGTGGACTTACAATTCCGGGCGACGGTTACATTGTTACAGATCGTAACAGTCTATTGGAAAGACTAAAAAATATGAATAAATAATGTATACGGAATCTATTATGACCTCATTTAAAGAATACCTATCAGAAAGCAAAAAAACTTACCCGTTCAGGGTTAAAGTTGCCGGCGAAATACAAAAAGATCTAGCATCTCGAGTTAAAGAAGCCTTGGCAAAATACGACTGCAAAAAAGTAAGTGCAGCCAAAAGAACACCTATTCAAGAAACTCACATGGACTTTCCAGAACTTAAAAATATAGAAGTTAATACATTTGAGATTGAATTAAACTATCCCACAACTAGTTTTGTTTTAAGAAATGATCTAGCCGAAAGATTAAATATTTCTCAAGCATTGATCAAAGTACGTAATCCTATGGAAGAAGCAGAAGCAGAAATGAATCATGCTCATATGCTTGCACCAGGACAGGGCGAGTCGTTATTAGAGAAAGATTACGAAACAAATGCCAACGGTCAAAAGTTAGTGGGACAAGATCATGTTACCAGTTTCTTAAAAGAACTTAACAAGATTAATGCTGAACGCAAGGCAAAAATTGTAAAGCACGAAGGTAAAGAAGAAGGTGGCATGAGTGATCCAGAATTTGAAACTCCTAAAGAAGGTCGTAAAAGTCCATTAGGTGCTGTTAAGAATCCTGACCCTAGACAAGGAAAAACAAAATGAATTTTATAGACTTATACAAAAAAATTAGAACGCTAGACGAAGCAGATCCGGGACAAGCTGCTCAACCTGTTAGTCCAGCAATGGCTAGAGTTGCCGCAGCAAAAGCAGCAGGGACATTACCGGCTGCTCCTGTAGGGCTATCTACAACAAATACCGGAAACGTTCCGGGCGCACAACCAGTAGGCGGATCAAGTGCAGCAATGTCAAATCCAGTTGCTACAAAAACTAATATTGCTCCAGGTCAACCGTTGCCGGCAAATGCTGGCGCTGTAAAAGGCGAATCAATGGGAGATAAAGAAGTAGAAGAATGTGGTCCAATGGGTCCGAGTGGTATGATGGGTATGCGTGATCAACAGCCTGATAATGTCAGCATGAATCTCAGCATGAACGGACAAGGCCCAGGTGGTATCCGTGACCTATTGGATATACTAAAAGACATCGGCAATACATCATCAGAACCAGATGCAGGCCCTGGCGATCTAGAATTAGCTATTGGAAGCATGAGTCATCCGCATGACGAGCCTGAACATGACGAAGAAGACGGTCTTGTGTTTGGTAACGACTTAGAAGGAGTTGAACCTCCAAAACACTACGGCGGACAAGGAGTCCCAGGTGCAAAATTTGACCTTTACATGCAACAACGTAAAGATCAACTAGCCGGACAAAAACCAGTTGGAGAAGAATATGGCAATGAGCCTAACGAGATGTACTCTACAGTTGATGATGTAGTAAACATGGGTTCAAATGACGGTCGTGGCGATAACGAGCGTCCAAAAGTCAACGGTGGTGGTAATCCGTATGCTGTTACTTCAGAAGGCATTAAAAGACAATTACAAAATCTATATTACGAAGTTAAAAGTAGATAAACTGACTTTAAGTCGCTCAAATGGGTTCTTCGGAGCCCATTTTTTTTGTAAATAAACATATGGGAAAAAGCCTCGACGGCGTCTTAATCAAGAAAGCGCACAAACAAGAAAGATTTACTGAACAACAAGTTCAAGAAATGCTTGCCTGCGCGGATCCAGTCACGGGTTACGATTATTTTGTCAAACATTTCTTTTACATACAACATCCTGTAAAAGGAAAATTATTATTTGAACCTTATGGATATCAAGAACGACTGCTACAAAGTTATCATGATAATAGATTTAACATCAACATGCTGCCACGTCAAAGCGGCAAGACTACCTGTGCTGCTGGATATTTGTTGTGGTTTGCCATGTTTCATCCTGATCAAACTATTCTTGTGGCTGCACACAAATATACAGGCGCACAAGAAATCATGCAGCGTATTCGCTATGCCTATGAAGATTGTCCAGATCATATTCGTGCAGGTGCCACAAACTATAATAAGGGCAGTATAGAATTTGACAACGGTAGTCGTATAGTCAGTGCAACAACTACGGGCAACACAGGACGTGGTATGAGTATATCTTTACTCTACTGTGACGAGTTTGCCTTTGTTCAACCTAACATTGCTACAGAATTTTGGACTTCAATCTCACCAACACTGGCCACTGGTGGTCGTGCAATTATTACATCAACGCCCAACAGTGACGAAGATGAATTTGCAACTATCTGGAAAGAGGCCAATAAGAAATTTGACGACTTTGGCAACGAGACTCCCTTGGGGATCAATGGATTTTTTGCCTACACAGCACACTGGAACGAACATCCTGATAGAGATGATGCATGGGCATCAATTGAAAAAGGAAGGATTGGTGAAGAACGCTTCCGTCGTGAATACGGTTGCGAGTTCTTAATCTATGACGAAACATTGATTAACAGCATTAAACTTAGTGAGATCCAAGGCAAAGAGCCTATATCACGCATGGGACAGGCTAGAATCTATAAGAAGCCAACAGCAGGAAATATATATGTGATTAGCCTAGATCCTAGCCTAGGGACAGGCGGAAACTATTCCGCTATTCAAGTTATTGAATTACCTAGCTTTGAGCAAGTTGCAGAATGGCATCACAACGAAACACCCATACAAGGACAAATCCGTGTGCTTAGAGACATATTAAAGTGGATTGAAGATAGTGTGGGATCAGACAACTCTGGCGACATATATTGGTCCATTGAAAACAATAATATTGGAGAAGCTGGGCTAGTAGTTATTAAAGACATAGGTGAAGATCAGTTTCCCGGATTGTTTGTATCAGAGCCAATGAAAAAAGGACATATACGTAAATTTCGAAAAGGTTTTAATACTACACACGGTAGTAAAATTGCTGCATGTGCCAGACTAAAGCACTTAATTGAAGCAGATACTTTTAAAATCCATAGTAAACCCTTGATTATTGAGCTTAAAGCCTTCATAGCACACGGTGTTAGTTTCAAAGCAAAAGTTGGAGAATATGACGATCTAGTATCAGCAGTATTACTGATAGTACGCATGAGTCAAGTGCTTGCTGACTGGGACCCGAGGGTTTTTGAAACATTAAGCAGTCGCGGAGAATTTGATCAAGAAGATTACGAGCCGCCAATGCCAATATTTGTTTCTTCAGGCATGTGATAAATAGTACTATGAACGCAAATCTAAATAATATTGCAGAAGAACTTTTTGGAAAGATTCGTACAAGATTTCCTAAAATTGACATGGGTGACGAGCAAGGCAAAGTCATCGAAAATAATGAACAGGTCAAAAAGGCACGATTTTTTGACTTTGACTACATTAAAGAGGGTGTAAGTCTAGGCTCAGTTAGTATAAAGCTATCTGAAGATGACGGCCTTACTGTGATGTACAGCAATGACATTGCTGAAGGACAACCTCAAACTGTTGTCAACGAATGGTACGGATTTTTAAAATCTTTACGCGAGTTTGCAAGAAGAAGATTACTAAATTTTGATACTAGAGATCTTGTAAAATCTAATCTAGACAAGAGAGACTATAATTTTTTAGCTAAGAATAGCGGAGAAGGCAAAATGACTGAAAGTAAATTAAGGGGAACTAATAGAACTAGTTTCCAAGATGTAGGTGAAGCCAAGATCATTGTTAGACATTCGCAGAATGTAAACTACGATAATCCCGCTGGACGTACACTGCACATTGAAAGCATCTTTATTGAAAATGCCAACGGTGAACGTTTCCTATACCCACACAAACACCTTAATGGTGCAAGAGCCATGGCTCAGCATGTAGCACACGGCGGCAAACCATATGATGATATTGGCCAACACGTTATTGGACTCTCAGAAGAACTATCAAAACTACGTTTCTTCAAGGGCTATGTTAGCCGTCAAGACCAAATATCAGAAGCAATGGGGTCAGTTACTGACAAAGTTATTGAACGCATTGAGCAGGTTAAAAAAGAAATCCATCAACTACAAAGTGCCACACATTACAATTCATTTGTAGAATCATATATACAATCAGAAGCGCAACAAATTCCAGAAGACACAGTTAATGATTGGGTTGATAAATTAACAATCCGTAACTTTAATGAAGCATTAAAAGATGTGTTCCCCTACATTTATAAACTAGTTGGCGAAAATTCCATGGTTAGAAGCTTAAATGCAGACGATTTACTAGGCGAAGATTCAGACGAAAAATGTGACGACTGCCACAAACCAGTTGATGATTGTGAATGCGATGACCACGATCACGACAAAGATGGTAAGAAAATTAAAGAGTTTGCAGAGTTTGAATATACATTAGAAAATATTCTATCAGAAGACGAAGGTATTGCCAGCAGTGATGAAGAAGTAAAATCAGCAGCACTGGATAAATTAAATCAATTTTTATCAACAAATCCCACAGCAGGCACTGACGGTACTAACGCTGTAATGAGTTTAAAAGATATTATTAAAGATCCCAAATTCATTAGTGTTCTTAAAAGTCTCCCAGGCGAAACAGAATTATCTCCTGTTATTAAAGGTTACTTAGAAACAGAACATCCTGAACTAGTTGATCAAGTAACATTCCCAGAAGCAGGAGCAGCACCAGCTGAACCGGCACCTGCGCCAGCAGAACCGGCCCCAGCGGCTGCAGAAGCACCCCCAGCAGCACCGGCTGCACCAGCACAAGGAGCAGAAATGCCAGTAGAACAACCAGTAGCAGCAGAAAGTAGCGATGACGCACCATTTGATGGCGGCCGCCCAATAAAAGATAAAAAAGATCAATTTGGTAACGTTGTTAAAAAACGTGCTCAACACTCTGCCAAGCAAGGTCTTGTTGCAGCCATTGAAAAAGCCCGTAAAGCAGGAATGAAGAGTGAAGACATTATTGAAGTTGGTGGACAACAAATGTCACTGAGTGAGCTTGCAGAACGTGCAGGGATTACACTAAGACCGCATCCAAAAGAAATTGTTGAGTTCATCAAATCATTCTATGACAGAGAGCATGGAACATTTCCTAAAGGCGAAACTGGTGTATTAATTGCCACAGAAAAGAAATTTGGTGAGAGTGCTGCACCAATCGCACATCGTGTTATTGAAACACTATCACAGATTAGTGAAACACATCGTATGAGAAAGCTAGCTGGCATGCGACCAGATAACATGGCATTTGAAAGTGTAACATACGAATCAATCATGCTAGCTGAAGCACCGGCAGCAGTACCGGCAAAAGCGACAGCACCAGCGACAGCACCAGCACTGCCATCAGGTGTAATGGCTCCTGCTGCTGTGCCAAAAGCAGCCGATGCTGCATCGTTAAGAGCGAACATGAATACAGCAGCCAACGGAAAACCTGGAACAACTGGTCCGGCAACCCAAGGCGGTGGTGCTGGTAGA